GAATCTATAAGTGTAAGCAAGTCTTTAATGGAAACAAAGTTACCTAATAGAAGATATATGCAAGATAATGTTGATTCAGCAGGTACTGCTTTAGCAAGTTCAGCATATTATAGTGATACAATGAGAGGTTATGACACTTATAGAGGTGGAACTGAGGTTTTAAGTTCTGATGCTAAGGCAAATAATAGCGTTTATACAGAGCCATTGAATAATGTGGAGGCTAAATGGCTTAGAGAGATATTCCAATCTCCAAATGTTTGGATAGAAGAAAAAACTGATAGTTCTGACCAAGAAAACTATGAGATGGATGCAGCTTACCTTATGAATCAGTTAAATCCTGATTTAAGACCTGCAACATCAATATATAAGCCTGTTATACTAACTAACTCAGAAATCGTGTCTTTAGACCAAGAGAAAGGATTAGTAATGTACAATATTGAATATACTGAATCTCAAGGGATTTTAACACAAAGGAACTAAAATGATTAAAATACAGTTACTAGACTATAAGTATGTAGCAGGAGTTATTAATTGGAATGAAAGTGTTGTTGGGACTTTAGATGTTGGAGATTCAGAAAACTTTCCATTTGCACTAACTTTTTCAGTAGCAGATGTTAGAACTTTAAACTCAAGAACAGGTACTTATAGCAAGACATTTAAAATACCTGCAACAAAAAATAATAATAAAATTCTAAAGTCATCATATAATGAGGGGTATTATTTAGAAACAAATACAATATCAAATAAAAAACAATGTAGAATAGAGGTAGATAATTCTTACTCTAGCGTAGGGTTACTACAAATAACAGCAATAGGTAAATCTTCTAATCCATTATATTATTCTTGCGTATTCTATGGAAATAATGTTGATTGGGCATCTTCATTAGACAATAAGCTTTTAAAAGATTTAAGCACATTAGGAGGAGCAAATGGAAGTGGTTGGAATAATCTTAATGGAAAGACAGTTGGAGGAGGAGTAGGATTAAAGGTTCAGCATGATGAAATAGTAGCTACTTGGGACACAGATAATGCTTTACTTAAGACTGCATCAGGAGGAAGTGCTTCTGTTAATAACAGTCCTATAGTTTACCCTATAGTAGGTTATGGGGAGAATAATGAAGGCGGTTTGAATGCGACTATTCAGTTATTGCAAAATGCTTATGTGGCAACAGGTGGTAATTCAGGTAAAATAGGGTATAATGGTTGGTATAATAATCAGGATGATTACCCAAATCCAACACCTAGTTGTGATTGGCGACCTGCTATATTTATTTATGATATTTTTAAGCAAATTTTTAATCAGGAAGGGTATTCTGTTGTATCTAATTTTATAGAAACAGATATGTTTAAAAGGCTTTTAATGCTTCTTCCAAATTTTAAGCATAATAACCCTGATGAAAGGGTTGATGATAACAGTATTAGTGGTTCATTTCAAAGTGGAGCAGGGGAAACTGCTTATATTGGAAGTTATGATGTTGTATCTCCATCTCAGAGTGCTTCAGCTTTTTATTGGCCTATTTTTCCAATACTATTTAATGGCAATGGACAAGCAGGTACAGGTAATTTCACTACTGTTCAAAATTCTTCAATGTATAATGACTCTAATGGCGAATTTACGATACAAGAATTTGGATTTTATGATATAAATATTGATAATATTGGGTTTTGGTTACAATCAGTATGTGATGGGACTGCTGATAGAAATGAAGTGTGGAAAGTAAGGATTTTTATTGAAATTAAAACAGCAGGTCAGACAAGTTGGAATAGAGTGGCAGAGGGTTCTGCTGTTAGTACCGAAATTTATTACTCTAGTTGCCCTAACCCTCCAACAGGAGAACAATCTTATGATTTTGAAGGTATTTCTATTGAGAATCAATGGCTTAATAAAAACGACAAGGTTAGATTTACACTTCAGTATAAAATGGGTCATGGAGATAGTGGGCCTAAGACAACAGGATGGATTGCAGCTCTTTATGGAGGTACAAATCCTACAGCTGATTATCCAAGTGGAACTTCAAATAAAAATGGCTCACTTTCAATACTTCATAAGGGAGTAAATGTTGAATATGGTCAAACTTATGATTTGAAAAATGTTATAGATAATGAAAGTACACAATTAGGATTCTTAAAGGGTGTTATTCATGCGTTTAACTTACAATTTACAACAGATACAGTTTCAAAGATTATTTACGTAGAACCATTTAATGATTTCTATAAAAATCAGAATGAAGCTATAGATTGGACTAATAAGATAGATTTATCTAATATTCAGGAGGATAAGTGGGTAGATTCAGATTTAAGAAGGGAAGTTATTTTCAAATATAAAACTGACTCTAATGATAAGAAAGTAGAGCATAGAGGATTAACATATTGGGATGGTATATTAGATGAATTTCCTTATAGAGAATTTTTAAGTAGTGAGTTCGAGGTCGGTAAAAGTATTTTTGAAAATCCATTCTTTGCAGGAAGCTATAATGGTCATGATGGTATGACTTCAGGATTTGGAGCTTATGCTTACGACTCAACTCCATATAGGGCTAACCTTTGGGGATTATGCGAAAGCGGAGCTATTCCTAATGGATGGCAGTCATGTAGACCTGATAAAGGATATAACTTCATTCCTAGACTTCTTAATTATATTAAGATGGACTGTTCTACTGTTTCTGCATCTAGTCGTTTTTATGCTCAGATACAAACTTGGGGAGTTACACAAAATGTTCCTGCTCAACAAATTATATATGATGGACAACAAAATCCTTCAGTAACATATCCAATTCTAGCTAGAGCTTGTAGTGTAGATGCTTATACTGATTTTAATGATATTAGACAGCCACTTACATACGCTAGTGTAACGCAAGGAACTTATGACTGCACTAATAGTTCTTTTGGAGCTAATGTAGGATATAAAGGATTATATCAGACTTACTATCAAAGTATGATTGAAATGGCAAAATCAAATCCTAGAATTAAAACACTTTATGTAAATTTAAAACTTTCAGATGTTGTTAATTTAGATTTAAGAAAATTAGTTTATATTGATGGGTATTACTATAGATTAAACAGAATTATTGATTACAAGCCTAACAATAATCAAACCACAAAGGTGGAACTTGTTCTTTGGGATGATAAAAGTTACTTCCCTGTAAATGTTAACTTTAATAGTTAAAAATAATAATTAACAATGGATAGACAAATAAATGATAATGGTCAAGCTTTACAAGATGGGTTAGATGTGTTTATATCCGCACCCTTCTTTTCAGGGGAGTATGTGTCTTATGGAGGTTCTTTTCTTGCATCAACGCTATCAAACTCAAATATATCTACTTCAACTGCATCTTATGCTACGGAAGCTGTGTCATCAGTAAACCTACCTACTTATAGTAATTCAAATTGGTTTAGATTTGCTTCAGATGGTACTTCACAACCTTCGGTTATTTCAACACCACCTACATCAAGCGTTAATAATATAAAGATTAGTTCTGTAGTTGATGGAGGAGGTAATTCTAGTGTTTCAGGTATATTTCAAGAGTTAAAACAATTATATACAGGAAATGAATATACTGTTACAATAAACTTAAATCAAAATAATAATATAGGAACTTTAAGTGTTTCAACGCTTTATAACTCAAGGATTAATCCTTATGCTTTAACACAGTCAGATGTTACTGATTATACATTGCCTTTAACTCAAATAACTTTTAATTTTAACGCTTATAGTACAGCAGATATACTTTTTATTAGCTTTGAATCTTCTGTTAATGGTAATGAAGTTGATATATCTTCAATTAGTGTCCAAGAAAAGAAAAACTACAAGTTTCCTGTACTTACTGATTTAACAGGTGTAGGTATAGCTAAAGTTTTAAGAAGAAAATACAACTCATCAATATCTTTAGATGAAGGAGAACCAAATCCAAATGAATAATGGCAGAGTTTAAAAAAATAAAACAAGCATTAAGTGTTGCTGCAAAATTTTACATTGAACTTCTTCAGGATGAGCTTCGGTATCAAGACCATATAGCATCAGGAAAATTAGCTAATTCTTTTAAACCTAAGATTTCAGAAAGAAATGGGAACTTGTACTTGGAAATAGTAAGTGATTCTAGCTATATGTGGACTGTAAATGATGGGTTACCTGATGGAGTTAAGTGGAGTACATACGAAACAGGTTATTCTGATATTTTAAATTGGGCTGTTAATGATAAAAAATTTACATTTGAAGATAAAAGGCACCAAAATTTAGTTATATCTAAAATAGTTGGGGAGCTATCAAGCCAATATCTTACTGAGAAAGGAGAGGATGTTGCTCCAAGAAGATATGGATTTATAGAGATGTCATTTGAAGAAGCAGATAAAATAGGGATAACCCAAATGATAGAAGAAGATATATTAAAGCAGATAGATGCAGTAATAGGAGAAGAAGGACAAAGTGAAGCAATACAATTAACGATAAGCTAAAATAAAATTATATGGCATTAAAGAGTAGCAAGGTAGCGATAGAGGTAGTCATCAAAGACATCAAAAAGATTGCTGATTTAAAAAAGGGATTAAAGGAATTAAGAGCAGAGCAGAAAAAACAAGAAAAAGAATCTAAAACAGGACAATTTCAATCTAAAGCAAATGCAAAAGCATACAAAGAAAGAGCAGCAGCAATAAAATTTACTTCTAAACAGCTTAGGGAGTTAAATAAAGAGATGGCAGGTACTACTAAAGCAACTAAAGCCGCTACAAAGTCTAATAATGGAATGGCAAAGCAGTTCATTAAAGGTGCTGCAGCTATTGGTGTTATAGTGGGTGCATTTAGAATGGTAAGTAGAGTTATAAGTTCTGTAGTAAC